GAATCAATGATTTCATTGATTAATCTAGATGCATATCCATCATTATATGGAGATAATTTTAAAACCATTTACTTTGATGGATTTGATATTATTGATTCAGAAAATATTAGTTTGGATACAAAACAAATTGAGACAACATCTGTTGCATTTCAAAAAGCAAGAAAAGGTGGTGGTGTGAGTGATACAGAAGAGAAAGAATTAGATACCTCACTTTCAACTAAAGGTGTCGTATTAAGTGTACCGCCTGGAGCAGTTTATGAAAGGGGTGACAAAAATTATATTTACATTACTGGTCAGACTAGAGATGGTAGATATGTAAAATACAATTTTTCAAATAGATTAGTTGCAGTGTATAAAAGAAAAGATGGTTTTACTGATGATGACATTAGAAATGAACTTTCACAGTTAGGTAATATTTTTAACCCTAAAAACCTACCACAATTTGAAGCAAAAGAGTATGATATTATTGATGAAGGCACAAGAGCAATTGTTGTAGAGAAATGGATTGATAGAGATGACCCAAATGTTTATCAATTAGTTTTTGATAGAATCAAACCTCAATGTGATGCAGTAGGTATTGGAAAAAGTAGGTGTAGTTATCTTGCAATGACTATTCTAAACAATACTGATGACAAACCAGTATTACCAATGACACAAGAAAAAGCAAGGACTTGGTTAGAGGGTTCAAAGTATAAAGATATAAAAGATAAAGTAAGATATATTCCTTTATCTTATGATTTTGTATCTAAGGGTCAAGTTACTGCTGTTGGTCTAGCGAAAAAATATCCTAATGAAGAGGTCAGAGTTATAGTTCATTGTGGAATTATTACTAATGGGATTGAACAATACACTACAAGGTTAACAAAATTTTGGGTAGATTGGCATACTCAATTAGATAACTATAGTAATATATATTTTGGTGGAGCTACTATTAAACCTAAAAACTTAGTATTATATGGTGGTATTCCCCAAGTAACTGAGGAATTTGGTACTGACCAAGTTTGTTTATTTGTTCAAGATAGTGTAGAAGGTGAGTTTACACAGAAATTGAATGAAAAACTTAGAAGTTGGTCATAAGACTTGACTTTTACAAATAAATAATGTATATTATACAAAATAGGAGATACAAATGGATGATAGTTTATTAAAAGATTATCAAGAATTCGTTGATGAAGTATCCAGTGATGCAACTAAGAACATTGATGATTTTAGTGATGCAGTTGATATTATAGAAGAACAAGGTGTAGAACCAACAAGGTTACTTACTGCATCTATCGGTCTATCTGGAGAAGTTGGAGAATTCAATGATATTGTAAAGAAATGTTTCTTTCAAGGTAAAGAAATGGATGAGGATGTTGTCACTCATCTGAAATCAGAACTTGGAGATATTATGTGGTATATTGCACAAGGTTGTCTTGCATTAGGAACTGATATAGAAGAACTGATTGATATTAATACTGCGAAACTTGAAGCCAGATATCCTGGCGGATTTGATGAGTTTCGTTCTGACAACAGAGATGAGGATGACATTTAATGGATTTTTTGAAAAATATTGCAAAACAGGCTGGTAATGAATATGCTGGTCTAGTTGCAGATGGTGTAGAAGCAGGAGATGTAGATTCGTTTATAGATACTGGTTCTTATATTTTTAATGCATTACTAAGTGGTAGTATTCACGGTGGATTGCCTGCAAATAAGATTACTGCAATCGCTGGTGAAAGTGCAACTGGTAAAACATTTTTTGTAATGGGTATGGTTAAAAACTTTCTGGATGCAAATCCAGATGCTGGTGTTATATACTTTGAAAGTGAAAGTGCGATTACTTCACAGATGGTAATTGATAGAGGTATTGACCCAAATCGTATGGTACTGTTTCCAGTAACTACTGTGCAAGAATTTAGAACTCAAGCACTCAAAGTACTAGAAAAATATTTAGAACAGAATGAAGCAGATAGAAAACCTATTCTACTTTGTCTTGATTCACTTGGTATGTTATCTACTACAAAAGAAGTAGAAGATACTGCTGATGGAAAAGAGACTAGGGATATGACTAGAGCACAAGTTCTTAAAGCTGCATTTCGTGTATTGACTTTGAAACTTGGTCGTGCAAAAGTTCCTATGGTAATTACTAACCATACCTATGATGTTGTGGGTTCAATGTTCCCACAGAAAGAAATGGGTGGTGGTTCTGGTCTGAAGTATGCAGCTTCTTCAATTGTATACCTTTCAAAGAAAAAAGAGAAAGATGGAACTGAAGTAATCGGTAATATTGTTCACTGTAAAAATCACAAGTCAAGGTTGACTATTGAAAACAAGATGGTTGATGTTCGTTTGACTTATGATAAAGGTTTGGATAAATATTATGGACTACTTGACTTAGCACTAAAATATGATATATTCAAAAATGTTTCAACTCGTATTGAATTACCAGATGGTTCTAAAACTTTTGGTAAAACGATTAATAATAATCCAGAGAAGTTTTTCACTGAAGATATTATGAAACAGTTAGATGAATGTGCAGAGAAAGAATTCAAATATGGAAACGTACATACGGAGTTATGATAATATTCTAGATGAGGATATTTGTCAAAGTCTCATAGATAAATTTGAGCAATCTAATAGTCAGTATGAAATTCAAGATAATGTTGCCATGAGTTTTACTCAAATCAACTTAATGAAACATAATGATTGGAGAATATTCTATGATGATTTAGATTTATCATTTAGGTCTTGTATAGAAAGATATAAAGATGATTGTCAAATTGTTGATAGAATGTTTCCTAAAAAGTTTGGATTTGAACAATATAGAATGAAAAGATATTTACCAGACGGTAAAGACCAATTTAGAAACCATGTAGATGTTATGGATTATAATACTGCAAGAAGGTTTCTAGTTTTCTTTTTGTATCTGAATGAGCCAGAAGGTGGAGAAACAGAGTTTCATTGTTTCAATGGTAAAAAAATAAAACCTAAAGTTGGTAGAATGTGTATGTTCCCACCAATGTGGACTCACTTACATTCTGGTAATGCTGTTATGGGAACAAAACCTAAGTATATTATAGGAAGTTATTTACACTATGTCTGATATTGAAAAAAAATATACCTTTGTAGAAAATAAAGGTGCAAAATGGCAAGGTATTGGTTTAACCAAAGAAGCTGGTTTTTATCAAGGGGTAGTTTACAGATATGGAAAAGTTACTCCAATTGAAGAGAAGGATAAATTGAGATTACAATTTGATTGGGAAATATTAGATTCCAATGGGTTAGCAAAAGAATATTTTAAAGATGACTTTTTTAACTTGATTGGTGACATACTTTATGATATAATGGATAAACAACTTGAGGATGGAAACTTACAATATGTCAACAACGCAAACGATTGAGAGAACAACTCTCACAAATTTAATTTATAATGAGGATTATACTAGAAAGGTACTTCCTTTCATAAAAGCAGAGTATTTTGCAAATAGACAAGAGAGAGTTGTCTTTGAAGAAATTGAAAAGTTTTTAGAGAAATATAATTCTCTACCAACAAAAGAAACTCTTACTATTGGAATTGATAATAGAAAAGATATCAATGACGAAGAGTATAAAAAAGTTGTGGATATCATTAGTTCACTTGATAAGACCGAAGTGGACTTACAATGGTTACATGACGAAACCGAAAAGTTCTGTAAAGACAAAGCGATTTATAACGCAGTACTTGATGGAATAGGTATTATTGATGGGAAAGATAAGAGTAGAACTCCAGAAGCAATTCCTTCTATACTTTCAGATGCACTTGCTGTATCGTTTGACTTATCAGTAGGACACGACTATGTTGAAGATGGTTTAGATAGGTATGATTTCTATCATAAGAAAGAGATTAAGATACCATTTGACCTAGATTATTTCAATAAGATAACGAAAGGTGGTTTACCACAAAAGACACTAAATATTGCACTTGCTGGAACTGGAGTTGGTAAGTCGTTGTTTATGTGTCATATGGCTGCATCTACGCTTATGCAAGGTAAAAATGTTCTGTATATCACATTAGAGATGGCAGAAGAACGCATTGCAGAACGTATTGATGCAAACTTAATGAATGTAACGATAGATGACTTGCACACACTCCCTAAGAAGATGTTTGAAAGTTATCTTACAAAAATAAATAAAAAGACAAATGGAAAGTTGATTGTCAAAGAATACCCAACTGCATCAGCTCATGTTGGTAACTTTAGAAGTCTGATTAAAGAACTCGCATTAAAGAGAAGTTTTAAACCAGACATTATTTTTATTGACTATCTGAATATATGTGCGTCTTCAAGGTTTAAAGGAAATGCAAATGTTGGTTCATACTTTTATATCAAAGCGATTGCAGAGGAACTTAGAGGCCTTGCCGTTGAAACAAACGTACCGATTATGTCAGCGACACAAACTACTAGAGGGGGGTTTGTCTCAAGCGACATTGGGTTGGAAGATACGTCAGAAAGTTTTGGTCTACCAGCTACGGCTGACCTTATGTTTGCTCTCATTTCTACAGAAGAACTTGAAGACCTCAACCAAATCTGTGTAAAACAGTTAAAGAATCGTTATAATGACCCTACTATGAATAAAAGATTTATATTAGGTATTGACAGAGCGAAGATGAAACTGTATGATGTTGAACAAGAAGCACAAAAGGACTTGGTAGATAGTGGACAAATCAATGAAGAGCCTGTATTCGACAACACTCCATTTGCTGGAAAGACTAGCAAGTATGAGAAATTTTCGGACATCAAGGTCTAACATAAAATATCACTACGACATCAACGTAGAATCTAAAAAGTGGGAAGTAATCGAACTTCCCTCTAGAAAGATTATTAGAGAATACGATTTTGAAGATGATGCAAAGGTTGTTGCTAAATGGATGACAGAACATAAACCATTTGGTGACTACGGTTTTCCAAGTTTCCTAACGCATAAATAATACTATTATTATAGATGGGGTAATTGGATGTTAGGATTTAAAGGTTTTCTTTCAGAAGCTTCTATGGATAAAACGCAACTTCTGAAAAGAGACAACATAAACATATTAAAAACTGCAATTGAAAAAGGTACACCTTTGGAAACTTCTAAAGGCACAACTCCTCTTTCTTTCATTAATGATGTAGATAAAGTTGCTTTTGAAAGTGGTGACTTAGATACTGCATTTTATTTTAATAGAAAATTCAAAAAAGTATTCCTTACAAAAGACGGTGTAGAAATCACACTAAAAGATGTTATGAAAACATCTATGTTTGGTGGTGGTCGTGGTTCTGGTGGGGGTGCAGAAAATACAGACATAACAGAATGTATGCAATGTGTTTACTGTTCTGAAATGCAAAGTGGTGTAAAACCAGAAGACATAGATTTCAAAGCATTAAAATCTAAAGACTTTGAAATAGACACACAATTATCAAAAATAGAAGCTGCACTAGATGATTCATGGATTGAGTCATCTACTTTAATCGCACAACTTATGAAAAAGAAAATGTCTGGAAGTTTTACTTATCACAAAGGTTCTCCTCTTGTGAAAGATATTGAAGGTAAATTCAAAGAACTTAATAGAAAAGAAAAAGCATTTTCTAATATTAACAAATGGAGTCCAGCAGATATATGGGCAGTGAAGAAAGGTTTTACTCCTAACTTCTCACAGTTTGAAACTCTTGGTGAGTTTAATAATCATTTCAAAGAAATGTATGATGCAAAAAATTTGGTAGGTATTTCACTTAAAAAAGCAAAAGGTTCTGTTCCCTTTGGTGAATATAATATAACTGGATTTATTCGTAGACCAGTTACATTTGGTGGTTATACTTTATATACCAGAGATTTCTTTAATTCAAAAGATATGTATTTTCAGATGAAGGGTGCTGGAAACATTCAACTTAGAACATTCGGTAACTTTCAATTCCAAGGTGAGGTTAAGGGTAGAACTGCGGCCGCTGGTAAAATCGGTGGTGGTATTATCCTTGCAATATTAGAAAAGATTACTGGAATTTCAAATAAGTTATCTGCAAAACAAGTTAAGGGTCTTGCATCTAAACCTACTCCACAATTCTTACAAGAGTTCTATGAATTGTATCTTTCATTAGAAACTAAGAAAAAGATGGAACAAGAAGAATTTAATAAATTACTTGACAAAGAGAAACCAGATTTCTTATACTCTAAGTATTGGGCAATGTTTATAGTTTCAAGTATGATTAACAGTAGAAAACAAAATGAGGTATGTGATGCAATCGCTGGATATGCATCTGCATCATCAGATTTATCTGGGCCTTATGCGAAGTATGGTGACTAATGATGAATTTACTAGAGGGAAAAGAAGGTAAGAACCTACACTTAGAACATATCGAAGATGAGATATTAAACTTTGGTGTGCCTGGGGGTAGAGCTGCAATTAACTTTGTTCGTTCCCTAAGAGATATGCTTGCTGGAGAAGCAAGGTCTTCAGTCAATATGACAGTCAAATGGGATGGTGCTCCTGCAATCTTTGCTGGAGAAGACCCAAGTGATGGTAAGTTCTTTGTCGCAAAGAAATCAGTATTCAATGAAAAACCATTACTGTATAAAAGTGTCAAAGAAATTGCAGATGCAACTGAACTAAGTGGTACTTTGAAATCTAAGTTTACAACATCATTTACAGAGTTTTCAAAACTTGGTATCAAGGGAGTTCTTCAAGGTGACTTGATGTTTACTTCTGAGGACAAAGGTAAAGATAAGATTGATGGTAAGTCATTTATCACATTCCAACCTAATACAATTGTATATGCAGTTGACCCTACATCTGATATTGGTAGAAGTATCAATAGTGCAAAGATTGGTGTGGTATGGCATACAACATATAAAGGTTCTACATTACAAGATATGAAAGCATCATTTGGTGCAAATATTTCTGGACTTACAAAATCAAAAACAGTATGGATGGATGATGCAACTTACAAAGATGTTTCTGGTAAAGCAACTATGACTTCAAAAGAAACTGCTGAGGTTACTGCACACTTATCTAACGCTGGTAAAACATTCCAAAGAATTAATGCACCACTACTCAAGAAGTTTTTGAGGTTACAAGATTCACTTACTGGTAAGTTAGCTGGTGCAAGTTATAAGACATATAACAATACCAAGGTTCGTGCTGGGCAGGCTGTTTCAGACCCCAAAGGACACGCAAATGGTTACGTTACTCATGTAGAGAATCATTTTCAAAAAGAGATTGAAAAACTAAAGACCCAGAAATCCAAAGATGTTCTGGAAACAAAGAAGATAGAATACGTTAGAGAATTTAAAAAGATGTTACCCAATCTGCAACAAGTGACTGCATTTCAGATGCACCTTGTAAATGCAAAGATGGGGATTGTTAAAAAACTAAATAGTGTTAAAGGTTTAACAGATACCTTTATCAAGACTAGTAATGGATTTAAAGTGGTTAACCCAGAGGGTTATGTTGCAATTGATAGGGTGTCTGGTGACGCTGTAAAGTTAGTTGATAGAATGGAATTTAGTTTTAACAACTTTACTGCAATAAAGGCATGGGATAAATGAAAACTTTAAAAGAAATGTTGTGCGAGAAGGCACCAATCAAACCTACTAAATCTCCAATGCAAAGACGGAGAGAGATGGGTAGAAGAATGAAGCTTCTTGCAAAGAAATCTTCCACAAAAATAAAGAAGAAAAGAGCTCTTCTCCGAAGGAGAGATACAGCTTCTCTTTCAAAATCAGCTGCAAAACAAGCAAAGATGATAATCATCAAGAAACAGTTGGGGCCTAATGTTAACTATAATGAACTCCCATTACAAAAAAGAATTCAAATAGACCAGAAAGTTGTTGCTAAGAAAGCAAAAGTTATTCAAAAGATAACCAAGAAACTCTTGCGTGGTTTAAAAGCAAAAGAAGGAGAGAGAGTAAAGAAAGCAAAATCTTCACTCGCTCAGAGGGAGGGTTGATATGAAAACATTTTCTGAAGCAAAAGGTGATACTGCTGTATTTACATTTGGTAGATTTAATCCTCCAACAACTGGACATGAAAAGTTAATCAAAGCACTTGACAAAAATAAAGTTGCTGGTTCACCAATGTATGTGTATCCATCACATTCCCAAAATCCTAAAAAAGACCCACTTCCACACGGAAGAAAAGTAGCATATATGAAGAAGATGTTTCCAAAATATGCAAAGACTATTATCGTAAGTAAAGCACGAAATGTATTTGACATTGCAGTAGAATTGCATAACAAAGGACATAGAGCAATCATTATGGTTGTTGGTTCTGATAGAGTTAAAGAGTTTGATAGATTACTTAACACATATAATGGTGTAGATGGTAGACACGGTTATTACGGATTTGATGATATTAAGGTAGTATCTGCTGGAGAGCGTGACCCAGATGCAGAAGGTGTTACTGGAATGTCTGCATCTAAGATGAGAGAAGCCGCACAGAAGAATGAGTTTGAACAATTTAAACTTGGTCTACCTAAAGGGTTTAAAGATAGTGCAAAATTGTTTAGTGATGTTCGTAAATTTATGGGTGTTAATGAACAAAACTGGTCTGATGAAGAAGTATTAAGAGATGCATATATTCGTGGGGAAATCTGGAATGTAGGAGATGTTGTCGAAACAAAACTTGGTGAAGAAGGTACTATTGTTCGTAAAGGAACAAACTATGTTGTATTAGAAGAAGGTATGAAAAAAGTTTGGTTACACGACTTAAATGAAAAAAGAGCAAAGAAAGCCGTTGCTGGTGGTAAGGTTCAGAAACTTGTGACTGCATTTGGATATTCATTCAAAGGTAAGAATTATAAAGAGATAGATATGGAGTTAGTGGGTATTGACAACTCTAGTCAAATAGTTACGTTTAACATTATACACCCAGCAGAAATATTTGGTAATGAAATGAAAATTCCATTTAGAACTTTGAGGAGAGGTCGATTTATGGCAACTGATACCTCAAAGATAAATGAACAAGACGATAAAGAGAAACCAAAGTCTGACCAAGCTAAGAAAAAAGATGAATTTGGTAAATTACAAAAAGCGAAAAGGGTTGCACAACTTCAATTACGAATAGCACAAGACCAAGAAAGAGTTGCAAAACTTTCTGCACAAGAAAGAAAACTTACTGACGGTGAAAAAGATAAGTTAAAGAAATACGAAAAAGATATTGACAAAAAAGATTTTATTGATAGGTATGGAAAAGAGGAAGGTGAATCAATCTACTATGCAACTCTAACTAAAATGGCAAAAGGTGAGAGTATAGAAGAAATCAATCTACCAGCTCTTATAAAGAGTGTAATTCACCGAGCAACTCATCCAAAAGGTTATGCAAAAATGTTGCAATCATACCTTCAGATGGTAAAAGACCAAGGTGATAAACACTCAAATAAATTCTATGCATCTAGAGTTGCAACAATGTTTGGAATGAGTTCGGCATTTCCACTTATTGATTATATTAATAAACTAGTTAAAAAGGGTATGTTACCTATGAATCTAATGGCACAATATGACCAGAAAGAATCATATAATACTCTTGTAAAAAAAATAAGAGGTAATTCCTCTCAACAATTAGGAATTAAATCAGCATCTAATGAATCTATTGAATTGTGGTATTCTTCAGACGAAACTATTAAACTATATCAAGAGAGATATGGTGATGAGTGGTTGAAAAAACTAAATAGTACATATGAAAAGATGTTATCAAAACTACCTACAGTAGATAACTAAAGGAAAAAGATATGAGTAAATATGGACAACCAATGAGTCAGACACTTGCACAGATGCAAATGAATGAATTAAAAATGAATGACCCTAAGTTAAACAAGATTTTTGATAAACTTAAAAAGGGTGATACAGTTAAAATAAAACATAGTTCCACCTTGGAAAGAGGTAAAGATTTTATCGAATACATTGTTAAATCAAAGAATGTAGTAAACAAAGGTAGAGTTGAAAAGATTACACTTGCAAGAAAAGATAGTCCTACTAGTGTAAAGAAATTTCTATACAGAAGAGATGGTAAGGTAACATTTGCAGTTGGTGATATGGCTGCATCTATTGATGATATCAGAGAAAAGTATTCCTTAACCAATCATGAGATTATTGAAGAGATTGAAGTAGAAGAACTTGATGAAGGTATGGCTTACAAGTTTGCCGCTGTAGATAAAAAAGGATTAGTTATTGGTTTTGCATCTAAGGAATCTGATGCAAAGGATATGGCAAGAAGAGAAAAAGGTAGAGTTGTTACTCTAACAAAACCTCTTCCAGATAACAAGAAGAGTGACATGATGATTAATAGACCATTACCAGATGGGATGGATAAGTTTCCAACTAACACAAGTGCAACTCAAGGTAAACGTATGGAAGAAGTTGAAGAAGCGATTGACCCTGCTGATTTAGATTTAGATGCAACTGATGCTGACAAGAAAGCCGCAGACAAGAACATCATCATGCAAATGAGAAAAGCGATGGATGTTAGAGGTAATATGCCTATTGAATTTGCAAATGGTAAGAAAGAAAAAGTAGACCCAAAAATACTAGATATGATGACCAAAGCACATATGAAAATCCAGAAACCAAGAGACAAAGAAAAGTTTGTTGCAATGATTAGTAAATCAAAAAGAGATATGTTAAATGTTGCAAAGAAAATTGGTTCTCTTAAAATGGGTGAAGAGTTAGAACTTGAAGAAAAGAACAAATTGAAACCTAACGCTAAGTTTGATTTTCAATTATTTGATGACGAAGATTCGCCTGGTTCAGATAAAGCAAATGCAGACATGAACAAAGAGATACACAAAGCAGTTAGAATGAAAGATAAAGAAACTGCAAGAAAACATATGATGAAAGTTCAAAACAAATACTCTAAACATGGTGCTACAGATACAGAACCAAGAGAAGTCATAAATCAAATTCTTGATGCAATCTTTGAAATGAAAGAAAAGTTTCAATCAAGAAGACCTTCTAGTAAAGAAGTTAAAATGGCAATCGGTATTGCAAATGACCCTAGATACAAACAAGGTAACTATTCAGGCGCTGTAAAGGCAATTGAAAAAATCAGAGATGGATTATCAGATTATCCAGAGGTTGCAGCTGCTTTGAAGAAAGCAAATGAAAACCTTGATGAAGGTAAAATGAAAGACCTTCTGATAAAAGCACAAGACCTTATGGGCCCATCTAAGAATAGGGAACAAGGTATTGAGTTTGTGATGAAAGGTTTAAAAGTTTCAAAGAAAGAAGCAACTAAACTAGTTGATGCAGTTATTAAAATGAGTGAAGACCTTGATGAAGGTAAGATGAAAGACCTTTCTATGAAGATTGACTCTATTGTTGCAAAGATGAAAAAAGATAAACAGATGAAATCATTTGCAGACAAATTTAAAAAAGATGCAATGAAATCTATGGACATTAAAAAGTCTTTGGAGAAGGTTCTTCCAGACTATATTGCTGGTAAAGATATTCAAGCACTGGTAAAGGAAGAAGTTGAACTTGATGAGAAGTGGCCCCCAGAAGAATTAGAAAGTCCACCAGAATTTGGAACTACTAGAAAGTCAAGTGAAGGCCCAGCTGCAATGATGAGAAATAAAATTGGTCGCAATTTATACGAACCATCTGTTAAAGCAAAACTTGATAGGATACATCCACTGAAATTAAATGACTTGGCGATGCAAGGTAATTTTAAAGCATTTTATAATTATGTACAGAAATTAAACAAAGATGACCAAGATGTAGTTATTGGTGCTTTTGGAAAAGCTGCAAAAGAATTTTTTGGAAATAAGGGTGTAGATTATACTAAAAAGTTATTCAAAATTAAAAAATTAAATATGAGTGAAGAAGTTGAACTTGATGAGAAGTATGACTTATATCACAAGACTTTTTCTGATGCAATGCAACACGCATATGACTATGCAAAGAAGAAATTGGGTATTACTGTAGACCCAAAAGAAATTGACAGTAAAGTCGCAACTGGCCCGAAGAAACCAGCTGAGGGTAAAACAAACAAATACAGACTCAAAGGTAAAGGTGGAAATCTACAAATCCAAGTTTATAACAAAGGTGGTTCAAAACCATTTGAGTTGAATATGTATAAAGAGGAGAATGAAATGATTAAATCATTAAAAGATACTATTTTGGAAATGTGGACAGAAGCATCTGATAAAAAAGATGAAGGTAACGCATTTGGTGCCGCTCTACAAGCTGCAAGAGAAAATGGTGATGAAACTTTCGTAGTTGCTGGTAAAACTTATAAGTGTGAAGACTATGATGAAAATGGAGAAATGAAAGAGTTTGTCCAAGCAGACGGAACTAAGAAAAGAGTTAAAGAAGGTGATAATCGTCTAAAAGCGAATAGAACTGAAACTAACAAGAATGACAAGTCTGATGATGGTGACGGTCTTGATGCAGTTCAACCAAAAGCAGTCAAGAAGAAGTTTAAGGACAGAAAAGATAAAGACATTGACAATGATGGAGATGTTGATGATTCTGATAAATTTCTACACAAAAGACGTAAAGCAGTTTCTAAAGCTGTAAAGGGTGAGTCAATTGAAAGATACCACGAAACTAAAAAAGGTTCTTTGAGAGATGCAGTTCTTCAAATGTGGGGAGAGAAACATACTCCAGACCATGAAGAAGAAAAGAATGAAAAAAAGACCTTGACAAAAGAGAAGAAAAATGGTACAAAGAATATGACGGATACTGGTAAAGAGGTAACTCCAGTTGAAACGTCTGTAAAAATGCCTAAAATAAAAGAAACTAATAATAAGGTGTAAATGTGAAAAACTTATATAATGTATTAAACGAAGTCACGGAGTCGGTTGAAAATTTACCGACTATCTATTGTGACATGGATATGGTACTCTGTGACTTTCTAAAAGGTGCAGAGGAAGTATTGGGTGTTCCTTTTCCAAAAGCGGAGAAAGGAACTAAATGGCCTAAGATATCTGCAAAGAAAGATTTCTGGGAAAGTTTAGAATGGATGCCTGGTGCAAAAAGAATGTGGTCATTTATTGATAAATATGATGCACATATTCTATCTGCATACTCTACTAAAGATGCAAACTCTAGAAAGGGTAAGTATAAATGGTTGAGTAAAAATGCAAAACTAAATAAAAAAAGTAGAATTCATCTAGTTATGCGTGAGGATAAACAGAAATACGCAATGACAACGGATGGTAAACCTAACTTATTGATAGACGATTATATCAAAAATATAAACGAATGGAAAGCAAAAGGTGGTATGGGAGTTCACCACACATCTCCTAGTGATACTATTGCACAATTGAAACGGTTAGGTTTCAAATAAACATAAATAGAGGTAGTATATACTTATAAACTAAGGAGAAATCTAATGAGCTCATGGAGTATGAATGATGGTTCTGCATTAACTGGTGCTTACACACTTACAAACGCAAGTGCAATAGTACAAGGAAACTCAAGTGCAGATACATCCGAAATTAAAGTCGGTGATATTGTCATTGATGACAACGGTGATAAAGTAAGGGTTGCAGATATTGAACCTAAAAGAACTGTTGCAACATCAGCTGTATCAACTGGTAACGAAAGAATAACAATTACAAACCACGGTTTCGTAGCAAACCAAAATGTACATTATGAAGCAAATGGTGGAACTGCAATCGCTGGTTTAGAAGATGACACAACTTACTTTGTTCAAAGCGTTGTAGACGCTGATAAATTTAAAATAAGTGCAACTGAAGGTGGTACTGCAATTAACTTAACTGGTAGTGGAAACAACGCACAAACTTTTGGTGGTACATCCACTAAAGCTTTCACTGCAACTAATGCTTTTACACCATCTACAAATAGTGGTTCATCTTGCACAGTAACAAGACCACCTATTAATGGACACGGAAAAACTACAGTTGACGGCACTACTACTGCTGTTATTGATAGTAATGTTTTAGGTATTACATCTGCTGAATCACTTGGTGGTTTGGATAATATTGCTAGTGTAAGTGTTGGAACTTCAAGTCTTGGTGGTATTGACTATGTTGGTGGTAACACCTATCACGGTTCTGCCCCAGCAGTAACAATCCCAGCACCAACTGTAAGAACTATTGCAACTGCAAAAGTTACTACTGGTACTGACTCAATTGAGATTGCAAGTCACAATATGAGAACTGGTACTTCTTTAACATATCAAGATGGTGGTGGAACTGCACTTGCTGGTCTTACTGATAATACTGAATACTTTGCAATTAGAGTAGATGAAGACAATATCAAACTTGCTTCTTCACTTTCAAACGCACAAGCTGGTACTGAAATTACTTTAACTGGAACTGGTAACAATGCACAGACACTTGAGGGTACTCAAGCGACTGCAACTGCAACTACTTCTGGTGGTAAAGTTACTGGAATTACAGTAACGAATGTTGGTTCTGACTATCAGTCTGCACCTACAGTCACAGTCGCAGCTGCTAATGGTACTGGAAGTTTGAACTTGCAACAATCAGCAGTTCTTAAAACTTCAACAGATGAGATTGTTATCCCAGCTGCATTGTACGCTGTACTTGTAACTGGTGATGCAATGACATATGCACAAGGTGGTTCTGGTGCTCAAGCAGACCTAACAGATGGTACTGTTTACTTTGCAATCAAATCTGGTACATCAAACAGAATGAAACTTGCAACAACTTATGCAAACGCTGTTGCTGGAACTCAAATTGACTTAACTGCTACTGCATCTGGTGGTTCTGCACACTCATTTACTGGTGCAACTGCATCTGTAACTGCACATCTAGGTTTAGGTGACAGTGGTGATACTGATAGTAGAGAAGTTGCTCACATTGGTTGGGTTAAGAAAACTGTAGGTACTGGTGGTCGTGCTGGTAGAGTTCACTATGAAACTCTAGTTGCCGCTTCAAGTATTTCTGGTGATGCAGAGGATATCGCAACCCCAGATAGTTAATATATATAATATAATGTTTTAAATAATGGAGATACATAATGCCTCAATTGACTGAGACTGAAATTAATATTCGTAAACAAACACTACAAAGTGATTTGGAAACGGTGAAAGATAGTTTAAATAAACTTGATACAGAAAGGTCAAATCTCGTTGCACAACATCACGCAATTAGTGGTGCAATCCAGCAATGTGATTTGTTCCTTTCTGAATTAAAGGTGGTGCCAGAGGATACTGGCAGTAGCATTCCCAAGAAAAAGGGTTAATAGGAGAAAATAAATGGCTGATAAGAAAATTACAGCACTTACCGATTTAGGTAATGCAATCGCTGGAGAAGATTTAATTCATGTGATTGATGACCCATCTGGAACACCAGTTAACAAAAAGATTAGTGTTGCAAACATCTTCAATAACATTCCAACTTATGTTGCATTAGATGGTACTGCACAAAACATTACTGGTAGTACAGCAGTAAATGTAACTACCTCAATAACAACTCTTGACGGTGCATCTTTAAGTGGTAGTGCAACTGGAGCTTTGGCTGCTGGAACAAATGGTCAAATCAAAATAGTTGTTATGACAACTGCACCAACAAATGCTAGAACTTATACTCTTACACCAGCTGCAAGAAATGGTTATGATTCTTTAACCTTTGGTGCAGAAGGTGATGCAGTTATGTTAGTGTTTACAAACAGTGAATGGACTGTTGTAGGACACAGAGGTAACATCTTTACACCACAAACTCTTACTGGTGCTGGTGCTGTTTCATTAACTCACCCAATGACATTATTGGTCACAACTGGTGCAAATGCTATTACACTTGCTGATGGTGCTGTTGGTCAAATGAAAACTATTGTTATGAAAACAGATGGTGGTAATGCAACAATGACACAGGCTGGTGGTAATCTACTTGCAGCTCAAGTTTCAACTTCTATTGTTTGGAATGATGTTGGTGACAGTGCAACCCTAGCTTTCACTGGAAGTGATTGGGTTGTTGTATCATCAAATGGTGTAACAATATCATAAGGAGATAATTCATGGGTGATAATATTGTATATGGTGCTGGTGGTGTTCCAATGGTAAAACAACCTAAAGAGGTTGCTCCAGTGGAAAAATCTGCACCAGTAAAAAAAGAAACAAAGAAACAACCTCTTCAAGAAATCTATGGAGATGATGGTTTTGACGAAGAACATGGAGATAAAGAATGAAGACGTTTTTAGAATACACATCTTTGGACGAACATCAAAATGCTGTTGATGAAGACGGTAACTTGATGGATTTGTCTGATGATTCTGTTATTGAAAAACTTAATGCATTTGTTGGTTCTATAGGAATTAGAGAATATTTAAATCCAGAGAAAGCCGTAGATGAATTAAGAAACAAACTAATGAGAGTTGGAATAAATTTTGGTGATGTTCAATTTACTGGAGAACAAGGAGAAATTTCTGTACCTCTAGTAAAACATGGTGGAGTTTATGGAAAAGATACTGACAGTGCCCCAGAAGAAGTAGTTAACGAAACTGAGAGTGGCAGAAGTATTAATTTCGTATATGAAAAACTTGCAACTGGAACACACAAGGTATTTGCACAAATTTCTTAAATGTTTGAAAAAATAACGACTGATAATGTATTATTATTTGCACTAAAACATTATGATAATCCACAATGTGAAGGCGAAAAAGAGTTTTATGATGACATGAAACGATTTAAGTATATCAAGAGATTACTTAAAAAGTATAAAGTTGATGGTGTCATTAAAGAACGCTTGTTATTGAATCATATTATTATATTAAATAATGTATTCGGGCCTGATGCTGCTTCTACTTTATTACTATTTAAGATAGAACCAGAACATTGGTCACAATTGAAATCCTTTCTTGTATATTTAAATATGTTACCAGAACAAGAATTGCAAGAGATAGATGACGATAAGAAGATTAGTAAGGTTTTAAGGGAACTATAATGGGAAGAGCGATTGATTTATTTGTTACTTATAGGTTTATCAAGATATTGGTTACACCTTTTGAGAAACAAGAAGCATACAAACTTGGAGTTATTGACAAGTCTGGTAATCGTATTCTAATTCCAGGCACTAATAAACCTACCATTCTTAATACAATTAAAGAAAAGAATTCGTATACAGTTCTCCATAAATTAGTTTTTAATATTAAAAAGATATTTGCAAAGGTGCCTGGTCTTAGAACAAAACTAGGTAGTTATGCAGCTGCATTATTTTTATTGAAAGATACATTCAAAGAAGATGTTGACCCAAAGATGTGGGAACAAGAGTTTATGAAGTATCTAAAAGAGAACAATATTGAACTAGATAATACAATATCAGAAGAAGTTACATTAGATAACGGTCAATTACCAAAAGGTTTATATAAACTTGTAAATGATATTACATTTGATGCAGAAGATGCTGAAAGTCCAGATGCACTAGAAGGTGATGAGGTTCAAGTGTTTGAACCAGTTGCACCTACGGACACAGTTTTGGGAGTAGAAATATTCCCAGTTATACATATACCAACACAATCAAAAATCTTTGTTAGTGCAGAGGATATAAAAGAAGTTGGAATAGGGGATTTGGAACTATGACAAAATTTAGTGACATAATGAAAAAGTTTTACGAAGATGAGATGTTGGGAATCAAAAACGAAGATGCACCAACAAATTCTGTCTCTGCTGGTGGAGTTGATATGGCACCCAATGCAGTAAGTAAAAAGAAACAAAAAGAAATACAGAAAAATCCATATGATGGTCGTACTAAAGAGGCTCGTGCATTTGTTAGAAGAATGAGTGAGTTAAGAGCAAAAAGAGAACAGGCATTTAGAAAATCTGTAAAAGAAAATATAGATGACTTTGGTGAAGAGTATCTAAACGAAGCAAACGTAGATGTTCTTAAAAAGATTGTTAAAGACAAACAAAACAATAAGATTAAATTAAAAGATGGAAGTGTGCGAGTTGATTTGTTTACTGCATCTGCACTAACTCAAGCTCTTGAAAAGGTAAGACCAGATACTAAAAAGAAGATGGAAGATATTATCAACAAGGGTGGTAAAGCACAATTCATGAAACTTGTTGGGGTTGTCTTTAAGTAATGCATGATACACGCATTTCTCTTGGTGTTTCTTTTAGGTGACGCAAAACAAGGTGGTCAACCTATGTATTTTCGTGACATTACTGTATGCAACTGGTATGCAAGTCAAGTCGTGAAAAGATATGGTAACTACGGATATTCTTCTCTCATTCCCCCAGAACATAGAGCAACCGCTTATTGTAAACCAGTATACATAAATAAGGATACAGTTGGTCTTTATGACCACTAGGGGATACAATGAGTTTAGTAACATATACAAATTATACAAGTTTTAAACCAGTTGCAAAACTAAACGCAAAGGTTAAACGTCTTGTTAAGAAAACAAAGAAAGTAGAAGAGAAAAAAGAATATAACTTTTTTCCTATGAACGCACATAAGCGTATCAAACTTCCTCTCCCCCCAAAAGATATGCAAAAGGAAGCAGATAAAATCAAACCCATTATTGCGAAAAGAACTCCAGAGGATGAAGAGTCAATTCGTAATCATGATGAACACTCATTTTATGCAGTAGAACAATATTGTAGAGAGAATGATTTAGAGTTTGATTATGACGAACATAAAGCGTTAGTGAACGCTTCTTCTAGTATTATAGGAAAATTTAAAAAGAGATTTAATATAGACAGACCATTTGAAGTAGACAAGTCTATTCGTCCTATGAACAGTAAAACGAATAAGACTAGAAGTTATCCAAGTGGTCATGCGTGTCAAGCGATGATAGTAGCACTATACGCTTCGCAAAGACACCCAACACATAAAGAACAACTAATAAGAGCCGCAAAAGAAGGTGGATTGGGTAGAGTAAAAGCAGGGTTTCATTATCTTGCAGACTATATTGTAGGAAATTTACTTGCAGAAAAATTGATGCTGATTATCAATAGAGATTATGTAAGTGAAGACTTTACCCAGAAAGATGTAAACGATTTAGAAAAATTCGCAGATAGAATACTTGCAAAGTATGGTATTGATGTAGAGTTTACTAGACATTTCGTAGATAGGTTAAATGACCCACGAAATAGTCCAGCAATTAAAGTATCAGAACTACAGAAGTTCTTTAAAAAGATACAAAGAAATAAAGGTAAGAATATTAGAAATAATCCAGATGTTGAAGCGGTTCTTAAAGATATGTCAACGAATTTGAATTTACCAGTTGTTATTAAAACAAAAGGTGATGATAGTTTTGAAGTAACAAACAAAACAATAATGCGAAAGAAAGATTTTAAAACAACTAGTAAAGTTATAAATTATGCATAATCTAAATTAAGGAGAAAACAAATGATTAATTGGATTAAAAACAGAGTAGGTGAAAGAACGTCTTGGGATGGTGCAGTATGCATTGGTCTTGGACTTATGATTCTATTCATGGCACCTCTAGCTAAAATTGCAGCTGGTCTTGCAATTGCTTGGGGTCTTTGGACAATTTGGAAGTCCGAATAATGGAAGGTGACGTTCAAGCAGGCATAGAATTCATCTATCATATGCGTGAGCATTTAATAGATGTTGGAGTTGCAACTGTATATTTTCTTACAGTCTATGCTCTAGTTCTATGGTTAAAAAGGAAACTATCATAAATGATAAGATTATATGCTATGATATTCGTGATTGCGTTACTTGGCGGTGCAGCTTATGCCGCCAAGTACTACTACGATACCACACAAGCAACGATAGCACAATTGCGTGAGAACAACGCAAAACTAGAAGTTGCGAATGAGGAGAACCAAGCAACCATCACGAAGATGACAGAAAACAGTACAAGGTTAAACGCACTTACTGACCAACTAAACAAAGACTTGAGAAAGTCAGAAGAGTATGGTGACCAGTTGCGTGAGACATTAAATAAACACGACTTGACCCACCTTGCAAATAAGAAGCCTGGGTTGATTGAGAAAAGGATGCAAAATGCGACAGATAAACTATGGGGTGACCTTGAGTCTGTTACTAGTGACAACACTACTGATTAGTGGTTGCTCTAGTTTCTATAAACCAGAAAAAGAAATTGTTACAGTAACAAAACTCATAGAGAGACAGATACCAACTGTTCCTCACCCAAAATCAGTACAGATGAATGAGATTAAGATTTATGTTGTATCACCAGAGGAAAACTTTGAAGACTTTAAAAAAGAATTTGAAGAAAAAAATGGTGCAGATTCTTATATTGCAATATCAGTAAAGGATTATGAAAACCTTGGAAAGAACTTTGCAGAACTGAGAAGATACATAGAACAACAGAAACAAATTATTCTTTACTATGAAGAGGCTGTAAAACCTACCGAAAGGAAAGAAGATGAAGGAAATACAAAATAAACCTTATATAATGGCGATTTTATCTGGTCTTGCATACGGAGAACCATCTGAAGTCAATAAGAAATTTAGAAAACATGGTTTCTATGATACCAAATTCTGCAATAAAAAGGGAGCTCAATGTTATGTTGTTTGGAATGACACTGATGCAGTTATTTGTTTTAGAGGAACAGAACCAAAAGAAGTGTCAGATATAAAGGCAGATTTAAATGCAGTCCAAAGACAAGGATTGAATAATAAAGGTGATGTTCATGGTGGATTTCAAGGCGAGATAAACAAAATATGGGATTTAATATTAGAAAAAGTTAATGAACTTAAAGACCATAAAATTTATATAACTGGTCATTCACTAGGGGGTGCAATGGCTACTATTTGTGCGAAGAGATTACAAGAACAAAAAATAGAAGTTCAATGTTTATATACCTACGGTTCACCAAGAGTTGGTGATAAAAGATGGGTAAAAAGTTTACAAATTCCACACTATCGTTTCCAGAACAACAATGATGTAGTATGTAAAGTACCTTTCTGGATTATGGGGTACAGACATCATGGGAAGAGTGTATATATTAGTTACACTGGTAAAATATGTAAAATGAGTATGTGGAGAAGATTTATTGATGGTATGCGTGGTAGATTTAAAGCATGGTCAAAAAAACAATTCTTTGATGGAATTTATGACCATAATATTACCTCATATACTAAAAGAGTAAAAGGATATGACGTATAATGTTAGAGATGTTAGAAAGAATGGCAACCGATAGATTATGGATTTATACTGGTATTGTTGGTTCATTATTTGGTGCAGCTTTTCTTGCGTATTTTCAAGGTACACGAGCAGGCCTTTGGTGTTATGCAAAATTTGATATGATTTTAGATTACCTCGTTGAACGGTGGGGGTGGACTTGGTTACAACAACCAGAGGACGCATGGAGAAAAAAATATCCATATGTGACTAAGAAAATTGACGAGTTGGAACGAAGATTGCAAGAAGTAGAAAAACTGACAAAATAGTGTGTCAAATTATTCTTGTTGTCAAAACTTTGACTCGATATAAATAGTATAGGAAGGATAAGATTATGGCGACTAAAGTGAATGAAAATACCGAAGTAGCGTTACCGCTTAGAAATATACTTTCAATGATAGCTGGTGCTTCAATTGCTACTTGGGCGTATTTTGGTATTGTTGAGCGTTTAAATCAAATAGAGACTCAACAAACAATGATGGAAAATGACGTTGTTATGAATACAGAATTTCGTATTAAATGGCCGAGGGGT